GTCGAGACCTCTTTCGAGGAGGGGTACTCTTCAGTTGTCAAATTCTGAAGACCCAGAAAGGGATGGATATCAAAGTCAACAATCCAGTTGATTAATGATTAAATCTTTATAACTTTCTGTCGAGACAGCTTAGCCTTCACCTTCCGCTTACAAGTTAACTTCGGACGAACGGAAATTACCGGTCCTCCTAAGGACCGTACCGTAAGTAGAAGCTTATAAGCCCTTATTCGAGTCACTCGCCTATCAATTCTTTTAGGAGTATTGATATTTGATAATGACAAGAATGAGGTCGTAGAGTACGAAGAAAAGCCTTTCCCTCATTTTATGAGATGGTCAAGCAATTCTAAGTGCCTACGTGGAAGGGATCTATCAAGGGGAGAAAAGTCCTCATGGGACGATTCCTCCGTACTTGATATAGGGACCCCAGGGGTCTCAAGGGATAATTTGGTCATTACCTCTAAAAAGAAGTTTTGACCTGGACCCTTGAGATAGTGACCAAAGTTTACGCAAAAATTTGCAAAACCTGGTACCTCCCTGAGAGGGGGATTCCTACCTTTCCCCAGAAGACCTAGTTCGGTTTGAAGGAGAGACGTATAGTCTTTCTGTAGATCCTTACTAAGTAACTTAGTTGCCTTTTTAAAATCTTTGACTACAAGTCTTTGAATTTTATCAAGCGTGATCTCTATAGATTCAATCTTAATTGATGAAAATATTGAGAGGATAAGAAGCTGGTTCGATCTCAATTCTTGATACCTTTTTTGGTACAAGTCTTGAAAGAGTCCAGGGACTTTTCCTTCTTTTACACACTGCTTTCTTTGAGTCATAAATGACTTAAAGATATAGTAGCGTATAAAAGAATCACCTAAGTTTTCTCTTAATCGCTTTCCAAAGATTGCGGTTATGAGGACTTCTAATTCAGGTAGGCTCTGTCTTCTCTCTCCAACGACAAGACCTATTACATAATTTAGGAATTGGAATTTACAAACCAATCCTTCTTTTGTTAATAGGATTGTCGGGAGTGGCCTTAAATTACCATCACAACAGATTAGTTTTCTTGCGAATTCTAATCCATGTTTTGGCCTAGGTAAGATTCTCTTATGTTCTGAGATATCTACACCTAGTGAGTTTAAGAGCCAACGGTACTTCAGAGCTACTTCTTTTCTACCGATGACAACGTCATCTCCTAAGACTAGGTAATCACTGAAGTTCCGTTTTCCGACTATAACACCGGAAATTCGTACTAAACAGTGATTGGTAATGGCTAATATAGCTCAAGAGCTATATAAACCTATACCCTGTCCTACTGAATAACGTAATTTTACACTCTTCCCAGAAGGAAGTCGTGTATTAAAACTATATTCAGATATGACAGAACCCCAGTCTTGGGCAACACTAGGCGATCCAAGGAGTCATCCAAGGATCTTAACCTGGGTAGATAGAGGTAGGCGATCAGTTGCAGAACTAAGGTCTAGAGAGTAAAGGGGATTTCCCTTTTTCCGTTGATCCTTATATCACTGAAAGACATAATCTTGATTGTAGGTACAATCTTGAGGTAAACCTCGTAGATAACCTATCAACAGACTATGCAGCGGCTTTAACATGCCCTGTACTATTCAATTGCCCAATGCAATATACCGTTTCTTACCACCAAGATCATCGAAATAAGCAATCCGCCCTAGGGTAGGATATCCTCATTTCTTTAATCGAGGTAGGGAAGCGAGTATAGTGTCCAGTACTTCCATAAAATTGTATTGATTCAATACTTTTAAATGGTAGTGGAGAAGAAATCTCCCCTGCTGAGAGCACTTCGGATGACGTGCAATCAGAGTACTGATCCGGTCTAGTTTATCTACTAGATCCGGATAATGGACAATGGCAATAGTATCAGCCAGGATAGCCAAGATCCCCTTTCCGTGAGGACCAGATACTATTCATTGACTCCCCATTTGATGAGGGTGAATGAAATATCTGGAACCAAAGAAAGGAGGGATCTTGGAGTTCTTTACTGATCGTAATCCAGTCCCATGCATAAGATTGGGAACATCTTTGTTAAAGTGTTCCGTAAACTCTCCTACCTGTTTTGACTGAGGACTAGTAATAGTCCTAAAATCTGTCTTGACAGGAAACGGGAGTCTTTTATGCAGTCGAAGGAAAGTAGTGATGAGAACCTTGTCTCAGTAGGATAGAGTTTTCCATGACCCTACCACTGAGAGCAGAATTCTCGGCAGACCAGACTTACTGGTTTTACACCAGAAAGTCCCTGCCTTAGGTCTAATGATAATCCCTTCAAGTGAAAACTTTCGGAAGATTACTCATGTCGACTTAAATCACTCTATACAGAATTCAGGATCTGATTTTTGGATCTTTGATTTCTGTATAGCAAAGATTTGGTTCATTAAAGATAAACATTTATCTGAACCCCCCAGTCTAAGTAATTTCTTACCTAAACTGTGGTGCTCCCGCAACAGGCTATTCCGATTATGGAATACTTGTCAGCTAGGAGAGTCTGCTTTCCCCTTTCGACTATGGGCCAGATTGGAATTTCTGAAAAGCCGTATAGTGTACTTGGGTGCCTTGTACCCTCTACCTAGCTCCTGGAGTGAGAAAACCATGTTTGAATATTTATGTCAAAATTTC